ACGCTATGCGACAAGGTGAACAATTCAAAGGTTGAGTTTTTTGTTGATGATGATCCGAACTGCACGATTCAGCAAATCAAATCCAAAGCAAAGATTCATAAAGCAAAGCACGGACTTGACCTTCTTGTGATTGACTACATCCAGTTGATAAAAGGCACAAAGCAAAACCGAGAGCAAGAGATAGCCGAAATCAGCCGTAATCTTAAACTATTGGCGAAGGAGTTGCAAATCACCGTCATTGTTCTTGCTCAATTATCTCGCAAATGCGAGGAGAGAAGTGACAAGAGACCGATGTTGAGCGACATCAGGGAGAGCGGAAGCATTGAACAAGATGCCGATGTTGTAATGTTTCCATTCCGACCAGCGTACTATTCAGGTGAGAAGGTTGAGGTGGAAGAGGCAGAAGTCATCATTGCAAAGAATCGTCACGGAGAATGTCACACCATTCCAACAACCTTCACAGGTAGTCGGACAATGTATGAGGAGAAGATATGAAATTATTTATGGACAAGAGTATGATTATCAAGGACTATAGAGAAAGTAAATCCTTCAACTACAAAATCAAAATGCTTAAGGATTGGAAGAAAATCTTGGAGTATAGTGGAGCAGAGGTATACGACAAGCACTATACCAAGTTAACCGATTGCCTACTTGAAGGTTTTAGATGGGACAAAACTCCCGAAGGTCAAGAGTATTGGCAAAGCATATATGACTCAATCCAACTAATGCCGTCCAAAAAGTGTTGCGGTAAAATTATGAAACCGAACGATTTCAAAGCCTACTACAAATGCAGAGTATGTAAACAAATAAAACTATGAACCACTATCAACAAGTCCACAACCTAAAGCAAGAGATTCGCAGACTGCGACTGACCATTGTTCAAATGACAAACCAACACAACCGAGAACTCGGAAGATTAAAGCAAGAAATCATCCGTCCAAAGTGCGACATCAACAACACCGATGCTGACTGGAGCGATGCGATGAGAGTCACTTGTCAAATCTACGATGTCACTCCCGACCAAGTAATCAGTCAAAACCGAAAGCAACACATCGTCTATGCAAGACACTTGTTCTGCTATTTATGTAGGAAGCATTTGAAGATGACCTTTGCTGGGATTGGCTACATTGTACACCGTGACCACTCATCCATCATCAATGCCGTAAATGTATACACCGACCTGATAAGATATGACCGAATCTCAACCGAACACTATAAGAAAGCCTCTGCATTATTGGATAATTACTTGCAAGAAAGGATTGACGCAAACCATCTCCATCTACAAGACGGAGGAGGAGTTGTTGAGGTGTAAGAAAAAATACGAAAAAGATGGTTATATTTGTAGTATTGAAAAGAAAATTTGACCAAAGCCGATATTATATTGGAACTTTCCAAAGCTGATTGGCTCACCCAAGCAACGAGGAATATCGCCAAAGATAGAGAGTTGGCAAGGGAGTTGTATCAATTCTACTTTTTGACCTTACTTGAGAAACCTGATGAGCAAATTGAGAAAATATACCGAGACGGATACATCCAGTTTTGGTCAATCCGTCTCCTTTATTTGGCTATCAACGGCAACCGGCATCCCTTCGGCAACTCTCGCATATATGACCAGTACGATGTCTACGAGCTTGACTTCGCTGAAGAACCTGACCTACTCCTTGAGCGAGAAGAAGAAGAAACCATTGAACTTGAACGAATCAACAAAATAAACCAAGTCACCGAATCAGCATACTTCTATGAAAAGGAACTCTTCAAGATGTGGTGTTCAGGAATGTCTGCAAGGGCGATCCACCGAAAGACCGACATCTCCGTCCGTGAAGTGTTGAGGGTGGTGAAACTAATGAAAGAACGATGTACAACGAAATAATTGGGATTGCTTGTCTCTCCATCATCATTGTCAACTTTGGCAAACCAGCGGACATCCTAAAGCGGTGGAAGTACGGAAGTGACTTCTCCAAATGGAAGCAAATGAAACCACTTGATTGTGCTTTCTGCCTATCGTGGTGGATGGGTGTTGCTTATTTTGTACACCAATACGGACTTGTGGGTATCTTGTACGCATCCATCTCAACCGTCATCGTTGCCCTATTAGAAACCAAGATATGAGAAGCGATGTATTCAATATGGATTGCATTGAAGCAATGAGGCAATACCCTGATAAGTATTTTGAATTGGCTATTGTTGACCCCCCTTTTGGAATCGGCAATTTTGTTCAAACTGGAGGTAATATAAGAGGTGAAAAAGTTACTTGGAACGAGGAAACCCCATCACAAGAATACTTTGCAGAGCTTAAGAGAGTGTCAAAACATAGAATAATTTTTGGAGCAAATTACTACAACTGTTTTGAAAGCGGTGCAATAGTATGGATTAAGAATCAGCCAATGCCAAATTTTAGCAAGGCGGTTATTGCATCGTGTTCATTTCATAAGAAGGTTGAAATTTACACTCAAACTTGGACAAACTTTGTTCACGCTGGCAGAGTTGGAATTCATCCTTGTGAAATGCCAATTGACATCTATCGTTGGATTCTACAAACATATTGTAAAGAAGGAGACAAAATCCTTGACACTCATTTGGGGAGTGGGTCAAGCAGAATCGCAGCAGATATGGAAGGCTTTTATTTTGTTGGATATGAATTGGACAAAGATTATTTTGATGCATCTTGCAAACGCTTTGATGAATATAAACTACAACAAAAACTATTATGACCAATATAGAATTCATCCTATCCCTTCAACCACTCTTTGACAAGTGGAAGCAAACCCAAGTGTTCCAACCAACGGCTGAACAAGCCAACCAATTGAATGCGGTGCATCGTGAGATATTTGGACGCAACTTACCGTCTTGCAGTACCTGTGTAACGGAAGCACTCCACTCACTTTTGATTTGGGCGAACCAGCAACAAGACGCACTCACCAAAGCACAACTTGCGGATGATGAGCAGAAACCAAGAAGGAGAAGAAAGAATGAGAGCAACACTTGAGTTCAATCTCCCTGAAGAGCAAGAGCAGTTTGAAGATGCTGCCAACGGTTGGAAGTGGTCTCACGCTATGTGGCAACTGGATCAATACTTAAGGGCAAAGGTAAAGTACGCAAGTGATGACGCACCCGAAGAATCGCTCAACGCATTCCAAGAGACAAGAAATGAACTGCACCGAATATTGAACGAAGAAAACCTTGAAATGAGATGAACGCATTCAACGGAACAATGAACGATGAGCAATGCTTCAACCACGAGTTGAGTTTGGGTGTGGACTTGGACAACGATTCCTATGTCAACCTATTCCAACAAACGGCAAAGGAGATTGTGAGCATCACCGGAGCAAAGACATTCCTTGACTGCGGAGGAGGGATGGGAGCATACACAAAAGCAATGCTTGAGCAAGGTCTTGATTGCACCTATGTTGACCTGTCAAAACTGCACGGAGAGTATGTCAGCAAGAGATTGGTGAAACAAGGCGAACAAACGCTTCACATTTACATCAAGGACTTCACCACCACCAAGTGGAAGACATTTGATTTGGTAGCGTCTATTGAGGTAATGGAGCATATTGGGGATGACAAACTCATCTTATTCCTAACCAACCTAAAGTGCAAGTATTTTCATTTCTCCAGTACACCCAACAAGACGGACTTTGACGAGGCTTGGGGACACATCAACATCAAGAGCGAGGATGAATGGATTGCACTATTTGAACAATGCGGATTCAAACTTGACCGCAAGATGTCGCTTCCAACGAGCTGGTCATTGCTATTTGCTAAATGAAAAAACACACGATGACATATCTCAAGCACTTTGGCTATGACATAAGTGACTTCATTCCTTGCGAAGTGTGTGGCAAAACTGCAATTGACATTCATCACATTGAAGCGAGGGGAATCGGAGGTAGTAAACAGGGAGACAACATTGAGAACCTGATGGCGTTATGTCGTGAGGATCACATCAAATATGGGGACAAGAAGCAATACAAGGACTTCTTAAAATGCAAACACGCTGAACGCTTGAAAATGTGAAGCAAATGTGAAAATTATGGCGAACGAAGAAAACTTGAAACCATTCAAAAAAGGCGAGGATGAGAGAAGAATCGGCAATGGAAGACCGAAGAAACTCATCACGCAAATGAAAGAGATTGGCTACACCAAGAGTCAGGTTGAAGACACGATGTTGTCAATGCTCTCACTATCACGCAAGGAGTTGGAGAAGATAGACCGAGGGGATGAGTACACCATAATGGAACGCACCATCGCTGGAGCATTGCTGAAGGGACACGACAAGAACTCGTTATTCAACTTGGAGATGTTACTCACACGCTCACAGGGGAAACCAAAAGAAACAATTGACCAAACAATAGAAAGCAAAAATTT